AAGCGTTCAATATCACTCATTTGTTTTTTCCTAACCAACCTTGAACTGTTTTGGTCTCGTATATGCGAATAGCCGTCCAGACTATAGTAAAAATAGCGGCAATGGCTGGCAACATATCTGCAAGGGTTCCTAGTACCGTTACGACAGAAGCAAAATCAATAATATGTTTTGTCGCTTCGTCCATGTTTATAAATGGGTCTTTCATTAGCATTTCCACCTTTTCAAGCTAGCTGCCTTGCGAGTAGGTTTGCCATTCTCGTCTTTCATTGGTCCCGGCATACCAGACATTCTAGCGCAGAAAGACTTTTTGCGTGGTCCGCCTTCAGGCTGTGGAGCCTTTAGATTCGAGCCAGTAGCTGCATTGTATTTAGCACGACCTTTGGCGGTAAGCCCAGCGCCCTTAGATACAGGCAACTTTTCACCACGACCAATCGCAAGGGAGGGGCCTTTTTTCTTAGCCATAATAAATGTTTGCAGCAGCTAAGTTGGTCATATAGGCATAAACGCCAGTCATAGCCTTTATTCCTTCACCTGGAATAAATGGTGCATTATTGTATGAATCTCCAGCGGCAATATCATAAGAAGCTAGCCATTTGCCGGTTGAATAAACCATTGCAGCGCCAGCAGTAATTGAACCAGTATTAATATCTGTTACAGTAAAAGTACTAGAATTTGTAACAGTAACAACGTAGTTTCCGTTAGTAGCTGTTCCGCCTGTACCCGCAGCAAAATCAATCCCGATAGTTTGGCCAGTTGTTAAGCCATGGGCGGATTGTGTAATAGTTACTGTAGTTCCAGAACGACCATACGTAGCTGTAGTTACGGGTGCAGTTATAGTATCAAATAAACTAAGGGTGCCAGCAGTAGCGCTTCCAGTAATTGAAAGCCCTTTAACTCGGGTAGTAAACGGAACTAAAATACCGCTTTGGTTTAAATGCGCCTGTTTTACATCATATTGCATTGTCATAATTAATCTCCTAAATTTTAAAAAGGGGTCCGAAGACCCCCGGGATTAATTAGTCAAAGTTACCATATGGGTAAGCTGTGCTTGTACCGATGTTACCATCTGCTTGGCTATACTGTAAAGTAAAGTTGTACTTGCCTGTTAATGATGTGCGAGTATCTAGTGCAGTACCAACGATAGCAATAGTTACAACAACTTGAGATACGTTTGGTGAGCCAGATTGCAAAATATCAGTAGAAGTAGCTGTCTGATTAGTCATCTGTGTAGCTGTAAAAGTAGCTAAAGATTGGCGACCTACAGCAGAAATAGCGCCAGTAGCAAAATAAGTTGGTGTACCAGCAGCTGCTGTGTAGTTGTTAGAAACATAAACAGTCTGTGAAGTAATAGCAGCTGAACCACCAGCAACGGCAGCTAAGCCTAAAACGTCAACATAAATGTTGTCTAAATCAGCGCCTGTAGGTACGTAGAATACAGCACCACGATAGACGTTAGTAGCCGTATCGGCTGGAATTGTCTGAACTACTGATGGGTAAGTAGAAGAAGACGGTGTGTAAATAGTAGCATTTGAGTTAGGAATGCCGTTAGATGCTACAAATTGACCAGAACTACCAGCGTAGTTAGCGGCGCCATTTGTAGTTACAGAAAAGTCTAAATCAACGTTTTGTACTAATTGTGCGTAACCTACGTTACGAAATGCGCCAAAACGCTTGTCGCCCGCTAAAATTGGGCCTTCAAAGGTGGAACGTGCCATGATAAATATCCTATGCAAAGTAAGCTCATACCAATCGTTGCATCGTCTGCTGGGGCAGTCCGGTATAAGCAATCACCCAGTTAGCGTAAGTATACCTCTTTTTTAATTTTCGCAACATCTTTTTTAGGTAGAATATCAAAAAAAGGAAAACTATGAGTTCATGGCTTATTATAGTAACTGGGTTAATTTACTCTTACATTGCGGTTGAGCAAGGGTACAAAGGGAACATGGGGATGGCAATATGCTATTTTGGGTATGCCTTGGGTAATATAGGTCTTTATATAATGGCTACAAAATGACTACTATTGTTGGAGATTGGAACACTAGGATATTGGTTTCAGATAGCCAATTTTCAGACGAAGATACTGGCATAAAATATTTTGATGAAAAAGTTGTTGCCATAGATGGTGGGTGGCTAGGTGTAGCAGGCAACTGGTGCGATTGTGAAAAAGTTGTTGACTATATAAACAAAAAAAGCAAGGTAAAGCCAAAGTTAAAACCAGATAGCTCGTTTATTAAATTAACCAAAGAGGGTCTTTTTTATTGTGGTGACGACCTTGAATGGGAAAAAGCTAAAACTTTTATGGCAATAGGCTCTGGTGCAATGGCTGCTGAAGTTTGTATGCGTATGGGTTTATCAGCAGAAGAAGCGGTTAAATGGGCTTGTAACGTAGATTTAAAAAGCCATGAGCCAATTAAAACTTACTCTTTGGATACTAAAAATGCCGTATAAAGACGATAGCGAAAAAAAAGCGTACCACAAAGTGCAAAGTCGTAAACATTACGAAAAATATAAAGATAAAATAATTGCTGCAAATTACCGTAACAGAGCGGTACATAAAAAGAAATGGGACGAATTTAAATCTACACTATCCTGTACAAAATGCGGGTTCAGTCACATGGCAGCACTGGACTTTCACCATGAAGACCCTACATTAAAAGAATATAACATACATAAACTTGTAGGTAATGGGCGTTTTACAAAAGCCTATGAAGAAATAAAAAAGTGTATTGTGCTATGCGCTAATTGCCATAGAATCCATCATTGGAATGAAAAAAACCCAGCCTTGTGAGCTGGGTTTTTTGTAGGAACATTCAGATTAGAATGAACCAGATGAGCCCCACATACCGAGTGGGTCAGACCAACCAAAGCTGTAACGCTCACGGCTCTTGTAACGTACGTTACCTGTATCGAAGTCACCGTCCATAGAATTCTGGAGTGGTGTACGCTCGAAGTGCTTCAAACCATTTGGAACGTCAGTGCATAGGAACCATGCGTTTACGTCGGTCAAGAAGTGGTTAACTGTGTAACCTTCAGGAATTGTACCGTTGTTGTTGATTGCGCTGATATCGTTGTTGTTTGTACCAACACGTAACTTAGTTTCAAGCAAACGAGTAGCAACGAACATCAATGATGGTGGAACAACCAATTTCTTAGGTTTAGCAGCGATGAGCAAACCACGCTCGTCTGTCCAAGCAGCAATTTGAATAACAGCAGCTTCCAAAGAAGTTTCGTTTAAGTCGACAGGAGTAGCAGCAGTGTTGCTGTTAGTACCGCCAGAAACCAATGGGTGAGCAGTGTTGAACAAAGATACGCCGTCGCCGCCGTTGTATGAACCACCAGTGTTGAAACCGTTGTTCAATACAGATGCAGCTTTAACTTGCTTGGTGTAAGACATAGCACGAGCCAATGCTTTAGTGTAACGAGCAGACAAGCTGTCGTACAAGTTATCTTCAATCGCTTCTTCAGTGATTGAGAAACCCAAAGCAATAGTTTCGTGTGAGTAGCGTGTGGACCATGCTTCTTGTGCATTATCGTAAGAGATAGCGCCGCCTTCGTTTTTAACTGGGGCTGCAGAGAAACCTGACAACTTGGTTTCTTCTTCGAAAGAACGCTCAGAAGATTCAGTTTCGTAAATCTCTTTGTGCTCTTCGCCGTAGCGTGCGTATTCTAATCCGAACAATGCATTCAATCCGGGAAGTAACTCTTTTAGGAGTTGTGAACGTGAAATAGCCATGTTATAGCTCCTTTATTAGTTAGATGTACCGGCTGATTGGTAGTATGAATGAACGCCAAAATTTAATTTAACGATACAGTCAGTGTACGCATCACCTGGGTTAGATGGGAAATTGCCGCCAAATGTAGAGCTGGAGTTAACCAAGTCAACGATTTTGCAAGCAAGGGCGGATGTATTAGCAATAGTGCTAGACAGGGCAATTGTAGAATTACCTGTAGTTGTGCTACCACCAAAGTTAGCCAATGCAACAGTCTTACCAATAGAACCGTAACCTACGGAACCTTGGGATTGAACTTGATACAACTGGTCTGGGTCTTCTACAACACGAATAAAGATATTTGTGTAGCCAGCGTTTACAGCGTTAGCTGGTAAATACTGTGCATAGAGTGGGTAACCCAATTGCTGACCTGCCAACTGGTAACGTACACCAACGCAAACACCAACTAAACCAGTAGTACTAGTTGTTGGAGTAGCTGTCAATGCAGTTGGTTGACCTGCTGTTGATACGCCTAAAGCAACTAAATCGCCATTAAAAATGGCAGTTGCGCTGTTTGTGGTCATCAAGTACTCACGGATTGTTCCGCCAGTAAAGGATTGACCGCCGATTAAGCTAATCGGCTTTAGCCCGTAGGGGGCTGCTACTGTGCTCATAAGAGGCTCCTTAAATTAAATTAAAATTAACTTCCCTTACCGAAAGTAACTTTAGTAGCTCTGTCCTTAAACAAAGGCATACGTGGGTCATTCTGCGACAAGAAGTTGTTATCCACCGACTCCATTTGGCCTGCAGCTAGCTTCTCGTAGTGAGCAGCACGCTGTTCCATAAATTCTCTTGGAGCACGGCATAAAACTAAACCACCAATTTCTATTGAGCCTTTAAATTGCCCATCAATGGACGCATGGCTCATAAGTTCAGGATAATCCTCAGCCTTAACGGGCTCAAAACCTTCCCTACGCTTAGCAGAGACG